TGAAGAAAAAGACAATGATAATTTGGCATTAAGAATGTCAGTAAGAGGTGGAGGATGTTCAGGTTTTCAATATGAATTTACCTTTGATGACAAACAAGAAGAAGATGATTTTGTAATTGAAAAAGATTCTATTAAAGTGTTTGTTGATTCAATGTCAGCACAATACTTAATGGGAGCTACTTTAGATTATAAAGATGAAAAATTTAATTCACAGTTTATTATAACTAATCCAGAAGTTAAATCAACCTGTGGTTGTGGTTCATCGGTAGCATTTTAATATTTAACTTATGAAGCCTACACTTGCTTTATTTGTATGTGACCCAAAATGTTCGGTACAATCAAGTAATGGTGTAATAAAAGCATTATCTCCACATTATAATTTTAAGTTATTTTCAAAAAATGAAGTTGAAGATGGATTCCTTGATGGCGTAGATATGGTTGTTTTTCCTGGAGGTTTTGGAAATTCAGATTCATATGATACTATACTTAAAAATAATACAAAATTAATAACTGATTTTGTAAAAAATGGTGGCAGGTATCTTGGTATTTGTATGGGAGCATATTGGGCTGGTAGTCATTATTTTAATATACTTGATAATGTAGATGCAGTTCAGTATATTAAACAATCTAATACTGATACAAAAAGGCCTCATGCAAAAGCAATCAATGTTACATGGAATGGCCAAAAAGAAAAGATGTTTTTTTATGATGGTTGTGCTTTAGTTGGTGAAGGATTTAAAACAATTGCAACATACGCCAACGGAGATCCAATGGCGATAATACAAAAAAGAATTGGATTGATAGGTTGTCATCCTGAGAGTGAAAAATTTTGGTATGATAGTTATTCTTGGATGAAACCTTATTGGCATAATAATAGCCATCATAAATTATTATTAGAATTTGTCGATGAATTAATGCAGCAATAAAGGAAAAAATGATTAAGAAAGAATAAAATGCAATACAGAACTATTTTTATTAGTGATGTGCATTTGGGAACGAGAGATTGTAAAGCGGAATTATTAAATAATTTTCTGAAACACAATACCTGTGAAAAGTTGTATTTGGTGGGTGATATAATTGATGCTTGGAAAATACAACAGAATAAATGGAAATGGAAACAAAGTCATACTAATGTTGTTCGTAGAGTATTAGGTCATGCAAAGCGTGGTACAAAAGTAGTTTATGTTGCAGGCAATCACGATGAATTTTTAAGACCCATGATACCCTACGGTTTTAGTTTTGGAATGATTGAGATAGTTAATCAATCTGAACATATTGGTGTTGATGGTAAAAAATATTTAATAACACATGGTGATTTATTTGATGGTATCAGTAAGATTGCTCCTTGGTTATCTTTTTTAGGTGATAAAGCATACGACTTTGTTTTAGAATTAAACAGCAAATTTAATTGGTTGAGGCATAAACTAGGTTTTGGATATTGGTCATTAAGTAAATATTTAAAATATAAAGTAAAATCTTCAGTTGATTTTTTATTTCAATTCGAAAAGAATTTGGCTGGTTATTGCAAGAAGCGTGGATTTGATGGAGTAATCTGTGGTCACATACACACAGCAGAAATAAAAGAAATGGATGGTGTGGTCTATATGAATGACGGTGATTGGGTAGAATCTTGTACCGCATTAGTAGAACACCTAGACGGCAAATGGGAAATAATAACTTGGAACACAATAATAAATGATTAAAAAAACAGAATCAAGGATGACCGATGAACGCTCATATTTTAAACCTTTTAATTATCCTTGGGCTTATGATGCATGGCTTAAGCATGAGCAATCTCATTGGTTACATACAGAAGTTCCAATGCTTGAAGATGTTAAAGATTGGAAGAAAAAACTTACCAAAGAAGAAAAACAATTTCTCACACACATTTTTAGATTCTTCACCCAAGGAGATATTGATGTTGCTGGCGGTTATGTTAATAATTATCTACCTTATTTCGCACAACCCGAAATACGCATGATGTTGTTGGGCTTTGCTGCTCGTGAAGCACTTCATGTGGCCGCATATTCACATTTAATTGAAACTCTTGGTTTACCAGAAACAACATACAATGAGTTTATGGAGTATGCTGAAATGAAAGAGAAGCATGATTATGTAATGGACATTGCTTCTAAAAATACAACAAAAGAAAATACAGCCACACACATTGCTACATTCTCTGCCTTTACTGAAGGTATGCAGTTGTTTAGTTCATTCATTATGTTATTGAATTTCCCACGCCATGGTAAGATGAAAGGTATGGGTCAGATTGTTACTTGGTCTATTGTTGATGAAACCCAACATACTGAGAATATGATTAAATTGTTCCGTACATACATAGAAGAAAATCGTGAGATTTGGAACGATGAATTAAAAGGTAAATTGTATACCATTGCTGAACGTATGGTAGAATTAGAAGATAAGTTTATTGACTTGGCATTCGCTATGGGTGCCATGGAAGATTTAACAGCAGAAGATGTTAAGAAGTATATTCGTTATATTGCCGACCGCAGATTGATTTCTTTAGGACTCAAAGGTCAGTTTAAAGTGAAAAGAAATCCTCTACCATGGGTAGAAGAAATGATTAATGCACCGACACACACAAACTTCTTTGAAAACAGAGCAACCGATTATGCTAAAGGTTCTTTATCAGGAGATTGGGGTGATGTTTGGGCTCACTAAAGGTTCAACATGACACAAAAACAACTATCAGGAGAATGCTTGAGTTGTGAATCAACTTATAGCGTATCGTTTATGGAAGAATTAGTATCCCAAGATTTACCAGAACATTGCCCATTTTGCGGTGAAATTATCGAAGAATTATCCGAGGACTATATAGATGAGGATGATAACTTGGATAATGAGGAATGGGATTAAACTGGACATATAATAATATTGATTTTACGGAAGACTTGATTGGTAATAATTACGGATTCGTATACTTGATTACCAACATAACGAATAACAAAAAATATATCGGTAAGAAATTATTTTATTCTACCAAAACCAAACAAGTCAAAGGTAAAAAGAAAAAGTATAAGGCATCAAGTGATTGGCAAACTTACTATGGAAGTAGTGCCGAACTAGCTAAAGATGTGTTATCATTAGGTCATGACAAATTCACCCGTGAAATTTTACATCTTTGCCAGTCCAAAGGCGAATGTAGTTATCTTGAAGCAAAAGAACAATTCATCCGTGGAGTTATGGAAACAGATGAATACTACAACACTTGGATTATGGTAAGAGTGAGAAAATCACACATCAAGGACTATAATGTTAGACTATCTCAAAAAGCTCAAGGATGATCCTGATGGACCATTCGATGCAATCTTTTTTCTTCCCGGCAGCAATGATGGTGAAGTTCACATTGAAGCAAATCAATTAAAAGATCCAGGAGAACCAATTGGTGGAAATTATATGGGTTTTACCTATGAAGTAGTTTTATTTAAAGATGATGCTGAAAATGATAAATTATATAATGTTGACCGTTTTGAAGCGGTATTCATAGACCCTTATGAATATATCTCCAATTTAATACCACAAAATTGGTTTGGTATGGTTGTAAAGAAGACTACCACTTCTGGAGGGTTCATCCAACGAATATTTGACAAACTGCAACAAGCGTGATATAATATAATTTTGAAACTATTGAAAGTTTGGTATGATTCTCGTTGACTTAAATCAGGTGTTACTTGCCGGTCTGATGGCACAAATTGCCAATCAAAAAGGCAAACTAGATGAACATTTAATTCGCCACATGGTATTAAATATTATCCGTGGCCATGTAAAGAATTTTAAAACAGAATACGGTGAAGTGGTATTATGTTGTGACAATCGTAAATACTGGCGTAAAGAATATTTTCCATTTTATAAAGCAAATCGTAAAAAGAACCGTGATAAGTCCGATTTAGATTGGCATCTAATCTTTGATATGCTTGCAAAATTTAAGCAAGAACTCAAAGACAATTTTCCATACAAAGTAATTGATGTTGAGGGCGCTGAGGCTGATGATATTATTGGCACACTAACACCACGACATTCTAAACATGAAAAGATTCTAATTCTTTCTTCTGATGGAGATTTTTTACAATTACAAAATTATCCAAATGTAAAACAATATAATCCATCACAAAAGAAATATGTGGTGTCTGAAAATCCTGTTATGGATTTAAAAGAGAAGATTATTCGTGGCGACAAAGGTGATGGTATTCCTAATGTCTTTTCACCTTCCGACTGTTTTGTGCGTGACCTAAGACAGAAACCAATCACCAAAGGTGTACTTGATAAACTTATGCGAGAAAGTTACCTGGACCAAGAGGAAACGATTAAGGGTAACTATGTGCGTAATGCAACACTAATTGACTTGTCTTTTATTCCAGAGGACATCAAAACCAAAATTATAAATACCTATGATGAAACAAAGCCTGCTAAAGGCAAACTGCTGAATTATTTTATTGAGCATAAACTGAAGAACTTAATGGAAGTAATAGAGGAATTTTAATGAAGAATATTTTTCAAGTATTCGATGAGTTTGAAATGGTTGACAGCAAAAAAGAACGTATGGCTGTTATTGAAAAAAACTTATCCAAAGCATTAGTAGAAGTATTTGAGTTGGCTTTTCATCCTGCGTATGAATGGTTGATTACAGAATTGCCACATAATTATCAGATACCGGCTGAAAATTTACCTGGATTATCGCCAGCACAATTATCTACACAGATTAGAAAGTTGTATTTGTTTAGAAAAGGTGAACCAACCGCTGAAAGATTAACTCCTAGAAAAAGAGAAGAATTACTTATACAATTACTTGAATCTTTAGAACCCCGTGAAGCAGAAGTTGTTATGGGTATATTCAATAAAGACTTAGGTGTGAGAGGTTTGGATTACAAATTTGTTAAAGAGGCATTTCCACATCTTTTACCATAAATGCGAGCACCAGAAAAAATAGTTGTTACCTGTGGGACATTCGACCCACTATCCGCTGATGAATTACTCTATATTAAAAAATGTCACCATCGAGGTGATTGGTTAATTGTTGGCGTACATTCAGATTGGTGGATGGCTTGGTCACAAGGTGGTTTTGTACAAGACTATCAAACTCGTAGAGAAATTGTTAAAAGTTTAAAATTTGTTGATGAAGTAATGACATTCAATGATTCCGATGGCACAGTCTGCCAACTACTCAAAATTGTAAGAATTTGTTATCCTGGGGCAGAGATTACTTATATTTCTCCTGAGGATATGCATAATATGCCAGAGACCAAAATCCGAGGCATCAACTTTGAAACCATGAAATAGGAGAAGTAAGTGTCCAAATTTGTAGGCAAATTTCGTAAGAACCAAGACTATAACGAAGATTACAGTTATATGCCAAAAAGAAAACACCGTAATGAACATTCTGAAATTAAAAAAATGAAGAATCGGAATGTTGAAGAATTGTTAAGTGAACTTGAAGATACAAGTTTGCCACAACAAACTAGAAATCTTTAATTTTTTCTTATAAGTAGGTATGTCCGCCTTTGAAATAAAGGTATTGGTAATAGTGTTGTTTCCAAGCAACATATCACTTGACAACCACTATAAACCATAGTATAATGGTTTCTTCACATGGAGAAATTGATTATATGATATACGGTTATATTCCAAAATCAAAACCAAAGAAATTGACCAAAGCTCAACAAGAGCAAAAAGATATATGGTTGGCTTCTATCAATAAATTATCATCAAAACGGTATTCCCGTTCTCCCCTTGTAAAAACTAAATTGCCATTGAAATCAATGGCTACTTTTCACAGAGAAACGCCAAAAGTTGCCTCCTTAGATACTGGATTTATTGCTTGTACAAAGAAATTCGGAAATTCTTACACAGGAGAGAAAATTAAAGGTATTGGCACTATGCATAAATCAAATGCGGTGCCAATTTTTACAGACAATGAAGCAAAAGAAATTGCGAACATGAGAAGGTAATATGAAAAAAACTACTGAAGAATTAATTATTGAATTAGACGACAGATATGGTAATCCAAAAGGTCCAGCCAATTTTGATATTGTTTTAGAAGGCATTACCCGTTTAAAAGAGGTTTATGCTGAATTGCAAAAATTAAAAGCAGAGAAAAAATGATTACAAGTGAAGAATGGCAAGAATATTCAGAATATTTGGATTCATTAAGTGATGAAGAATTCAATATTGAGATGGATTGGTTAAAATCTGTCGGAAAAGCGAAGCAAAGAGGTAGTTTTATGAGCATTAGTGAAAATTTTACTATACAATAAGGAAATTATGTTAAGCCAACATGAAGAAACACAGATTTTAAACGGAATTGATACTGTAATGTACAATTTAAAGCAACTTCCAGTTCAAGATGTAGCATATTTTCTTGTAAAATTCAATCCAAAGCTCGCCGATGAGCTGGCTGCAGCGATTGAATACAACTTTTTTGACAAATTTGAAGGAAATAAGCATGAATGATGAAAATTTAAACTTCTGGATGAACGCCAAAGCTGATGATAATGAAATTCCTGCTTGGAAATCACTGGATATTGTAATCCGCAAGTGGGCAGTCATATCCGGATTAGAAAAAGACCTTTCCGACTACCAAAAACGCAAGGAAATGTATGAATAGTCAATGTGTTGCTTAAAAACAACGCTTGGCCAAAAATGACTTGCCGATAGACTTTACTTACTGTATAATGGTTCTATTAACTCGGAGAATATATGGAACTTATCCAATCAAAATCACTACTTGCCAAATTAATGGCAACAGAAAATCTTATCGTTGAACAACGAAATGTCCAAACGGCATCATTCGATGTCAAAAACCGTGTATTAACGGTACCTGTATTAGACAAAAATATTTCTGGTTACCTTTATGACCTTTTCATGGGTCATGAAGTTGGCCATGCACTTTATACTCCACTTGATGGTTTGATTAAATCTCACGAAGAAAAAATTCCAGCATCCGTTATGAATGTTTTGGAAGATGTTCGTATTGAGAAAAAAATTAAAAACAAATATCCTGGTATTCGTTCCAGTTTTATTCGTGCATATCGTGAACTCATCGATAAAGATTTCTTTGGCACTAACGGTACCGATTTAAATGATTTAAACTTTATTGACCGTACCAATCTTTACACTAAAGGCGGTGCGACACAAGGTATTAAATTTACTGACTATGAGCAAACCCTGATTCACCTCATTGAAGGGACCGAGACCTATGATGATGTGATGAAGGTTGCTCGCCTTGTTTGTGATTACATGAAGAAACAAGCTGAAGAACACAAGAAAAATCATCCTGAAGAATTTGAAGAAGATGAAAATGGTGATTACGAAGGTTTTGATTCTGAAGGCTATGATGATTCTGATGAGTTTGATGAAGAAGAAGAAACTCGCAAAGATGGTAATTCAGGTGAAGAAAATCCAAATGCAAAAGATGAAGAAGATGATTTAACTCCTGATGCTGGCAACGAAGCTGGCGGCACAGAAGTTTCTGAACACGAAGCTTTAGAAACAAAATCATACACAGATGAAGCATTTCGTAAGAATGAGAAAAAATTATATGCTACTGATGGTAGTACACATTACTATGGTAACATTCCTAAAGTTAACCTTGCTGATGCAATCGTATCTCATAAAGCTTTGTGGAAGCGGTATCGTGAAAGTGCTGATAGCCCTTACGCTTACAAACGTGGCCTTGATATCGAAAAGTTTATGAAGTTGCGTAATGATTCAAAAAAAGTTGTTGGTTATCTTGCCAAAGAATTTGAATTGCGTAAAAATGCCGACCAATTAAAACGTGCATCGATTGCCAAAACTGGCGATTTGAACATGAGTAAAATTTATGCTTACCAATTAACTGATGACATCTTTAAAAAGATGACAATTGTTCCTGGTGCTAAATCGCACGGTCTTGTAATGTTCCTTGATTGGTCTGGTTCTATGTCTAGTCACATGGAAAATACCGTTAAACAATTAATCAATTTAGTGATGTTCTGTAAGAAGGTAAACATTCCTTATGATGTGTATGCTTTCTCCGCTGAATATGATGAACCATACAAACAACCATTGATTGAAGGTGATGTTGTATTGCGTAATTTCAAACTGTTGAATTTATTGTCAAGCAAAATGACTGCGGCTGAATTCACTTATGCTGGTTCTGCTTTGGTTCAAATGTCAGAATATCGCCGTGGCTGGAGACCAAACTGGTTTCAAAAAGGCGGTACTCCATTAAATGAATCAGTTATCTCTGCTATGGCAATTGTTCCTGAATTTCAGAAACAGTACAAGTTACAGATTGTGAATACTGTATTTCTGACTGATGGTGATGGCCACAGCAATAAAGAAGTATTTTACAGAGATAATAAAGGCAACATGAGAGATGGTTCCACAAACGAAGAAATTGATTATGATTCTCCTAATTGGCGGGCTGCTCGTAAATTGGTATTGCGTGATCCAATTACTAAGAATCAAGAATTTGTTGATAATGCATACAATCGTGAATTGACAGCATCATATATAAAGATGTTGAAGGCGAGAACTAATTGTAACATTATTGGCTTCTATGTATTGGCTGGTCGTGAGTTGGGTCGTGAACTGCATTATTTTTATCCTAACAACTATATGTTACATGATAAAATCAAAGCTGAGTTCCGCAAGAACAAATCATTGACTGTTACCAATGCCGGTTTCGATGAATACTATTTGTTGAAAACCGAAGCACTAGATACAGATGAAGATGTAACCTTTGAAGTGAAAGAGAACGCCACAACCCGTGGTCTGGTTTCAGCATTTAGTAAGTTTGCTGGTAACCGTTTGAATAACCGTGTAGTATTAAATCGTTTTATAGGATTAATATCATGAAAGACTTAGCAACTTTTGTTGGAGATGGCGGCAAAGTAATGGCAATAATTTATGAAGGAGAAGGATTCTTTAAAGTAAATTATGGCACATCGGATGCACCAGCTTCTTTTAGTAAAATGTTTATGACCGAATCTGAAGCAACTGACTTTGCAAATGAATATACAAGCAAAGGTTCTAAACCAACTTTATTGAGTGAATAATGATTGCAGAAGCCGATGATTTTAATCCCAAAAAAATTGCTGATGCACTTTTTAAAAGATGTAAAAATGCAAAAGCATGGGAAGTGAAATGTTATGTGGATGAAGTATTTGTTTTCATGGGCAAACCTTTGCCTTTTGATTTAAAGATGAAAGACGGACTATACACTTGTAGTGTAATTGCTCCGTCTATGAAAGATGCGATGAAAGTGGTATCTGATTTTATGCCGGTAATTAAATTTGTGAATAAAGAAAATGAATGAAAAAATTAGAGAAGCATTAATTATAACGCAAGAAGAATGTGCTGAAGTCATACAATCCGTTTCTAAAATTATGCGTTTTGGTTTTGATTCTTGTTATCCAACCGAAGATTCGGCTTCTACTAAAGAATGTTTGACAATGGAAGTTGGACAATTACTCTGTATGGTTGGTATTTTGGTAGAACAAGGCGTTATTGATGAAGATGCAATGATTGCTGCAATGGAACACAAAAAAATAAAATTGGAAACTTGGTCGAGTCTATTTAAATGATGATACAAATTGACTTAGAACAATTATTGGCTTTTTTGCGAAAGGTCCATGTTTGGTCACCAAAAGATAGTTACATTCGTAATGAAATAGAAAATTTCATGAATCAGTTGAAGCAACATAGGCCACAATGACAGAAAAATTATGGAAAGTATTGGTGACTGGATCCGAAGGTTACATTGGCCAACACTTATGTTCTGCTTTAGAAAAACATTATATTGAAGTGCATAAACTAGATTCTTATATTGCAGAACCTGGTACACACAAGTATGAAGTTGATTTAAGAAAGCCTCAAGATATTAGAAGTTCTGGTGTCATGTTACATGAATATGATGCAATCATTCATTTGGCGGCTTTAGTTCGTGTTGGTCAATCGGTAGAATATCCAACCGCTTACTATAATACAAATATTAATGGTACAAATTGGTTGAGGAATATTGTACCACATAAGAAGTTTATTTTTGCCTCAACTGGTGCGGCTGAAGGTATGGCATCTCCTTATGCTATCTCTAAAAGAGTGGCAGAAGATATGTTGATTGAACAAGAACCGGATTGTACAATTTTTAGATTCTACAATGTTATTGGTTCTGAAGGTTTCGAACCTACTAATCCAGATGGATTATTTTATAATCTAATCCAATCAATCGAAACAGGTAAATTTACTATATATGGTAATGATTACGATACAAAAGATGGTACAGCAGTTCGTGAATATGTCCATGTAATGGATATTTGCCGTGCTTTAATGAAGGCGATTGATACACCATCTGAGAATCGTATTGAAAACTTAGCTTATGGTGACACCAGGACAGTCAAGGAGATTGCTCAGACCTTCTTTGAGGTGAACGATGTTGAGTGTGAGATTGAATACGCACCAAGACGTTCCGGCGATTTAGAGGCCTGTTACTTAGAAAACCCATCACCATTTATGATACGAAACTATACTTACGAAGAAATGTTAAAATGGAAGCCTTAAAAATATCGGGTATGATTATATTGTTATTGGGGGTTTATGCACTCATGAACAATGATGATTACCACAAAAAGTTTGACAAACCAATGATAATCCGTTATGATTGTGATATGTTAATTGGCGGCTGGCATCCAGACGTACCAAGAGAAGTTATTGATAAATGCCGTGACTCAAATGAGAGGACTGTCCGTGTTAAAACCTATTAAGAAAAATATTATTATTACAGCAATTCAAAAAGAATTAGAATCAAAAGGCGGAATTATTTTAGCCTCGGCCGATCCGGCTGAAGTGAGCCGAGGTTTAATTATTGGTGTTGGACCAGAAGTTGACCTTGTTGAAGTGGGACAAGAAGTTCTTCCAAACTGGAATAAAGCCAAAAAAGTTAAATACGAACAAGAAGAATTCTATATTGTCCACGAAGATGATTTAGTCTTGGTATTTGAAGAACCTAAATCTAAAAAGTCCAAGAAAGCAAAGTAACGAAAAATTCTATATTCATTATAGACCACGGATAGAATAATAATCTCGAATAATTCTTTCTAACTCGGAATGAGTTTTTGGGTTTTTATCTTTGATATATTGTTCCATTCTGGCATAGTAACCTAAGTCAGAAAACAATGAAAAAGTGGTTTTTAAAAATTTTAACATTTTAGTTCCTTTTGAGATTTAAATTTAAATACTATTTGTAATAGTATTAACGATATTAGTATTTATACTTAGTTTATGTTGTGATGCAGTATTTTTTACATGGAGAAATTTATTATGCCAAATTGGTGTCAAAACGTGGCTACAATTGTACACGAAGATAAAGAGTTAATTGATAACATTGAAAATGAATTAAAGAAAGAGAAAGATGATGTTGCTCTTTTTCAAATGTTGCGGCCACGTCCAGAAACCGAAGAAGAAAACTGGTATAGTTGGAACATAGACCATTGGGGCACCAAGTGGGAGGCCTCAATATATGATTTTGAACGTATTGATGATTATACAATTAAAATCAATTTTGATACTGCATGGGGTCCTTGTATTGCTTTCTATGAATTTTTAGAAACTGAAGGTTATACAGTAGAAGGTTTCTATAACGAAGAAGGTATGGCATTTTGTGGTTGTTATCGTGATGGTTACGATGATAGTTATAACTATTCAGATTATTATAGTGCTAGTGGTATTCGTGATAATGTACCGAGTGATATTGATGATATCTTTGGTCTTTCAGAAAGAATGGAAGATAACGAAGAAGAATCTGAAGATTTGTTTGAGGAAGATGAAGAAGATATTCCTAAATTACCAGAATATGAAATGACCGATTGGTTTGATAAAAAGACTAAACCTTTCCGTGAGGGTGTTTATGAAGTAAAAACAAAATCATGGCCTTTCCCACACAAAGCAGAGTGGAGAAAAAAGAAATGGTACACACTTGATGTTGATAACCAAGAATACGCAATCCATTCTGATGTTGTAACCGAGTGGCGTGGTATCGCATATGATCCTGTACAAAAAGAAGCCGACCTTATGAAAGCATTGGAAGAACTGAAAGAAGAATTTGACAAGTTAATGGTCGAAGAACAATAACCTTTTAAAAGGAAAAAATGATGTCAAAGCAATTAGAAATTAATTTTTTCTGGCCTCTCACCGAACAGATTCCATTAGACTTAGTGAAAGACAGAACAATTATCAAGTTAATCAATATTGCAGATGATTGTCATAGAGCAGTAAAAGACTTAAACGATCCAGACCTTGAGATGAGATTAAAACTGGTGGCTAATTTAGTTGCTGGCATTCTCAACGATTACAAAGACAAGAATCAATCATGACAACATTTTTAGGATTTATAGGATTCCTAGTAATTCTTTTAATAGTAATACCTGCCTCGATACTGGCTTTTATTCAAGTATTCAAACAACCCATATCAGAAATCTTTTCTCTATGGGTACAAGTAGTAGATAAACTATTAGACCTCTATATAGCAATAAGGACTGGAATAAATGACCTTAAAAAATAAAACGAAACGAGCGACATATACCATCCTAGTCCTTCTCGGACTTCTGGTTTTTGCCAGCGCTTCCGGCGGAGCTATTGGCCAATATATACCCACAGTAACCGAGGATACGATTACTTGTACGCCTCAAAAAGGTTCCTCAAAGGACCTGTGGACTTGTACCGATTATTATGGTAATCGATTTAAAGATTTACAAATTTCTATTCTAATCAAATAACATTAAATGATATTCTATAATCTTCTCGGACTATTTCTAACCTTTTTCTGGAACGCCTCTATGCTTGGCGGTACAATCTATCTCATTACAAAAGAAGATTGGTCTCCGTGGACCTTAGTGGCCACTCTCTTTTTCTTTATTCGTTGGAAAGAGTGGACTCCAAAAGAACCAA